GCGGTGAGAATATCCCGCCTGAAATGGCTCAACAAGCAATGCAAATGCTAGGAGGACAACCCAATGGCTAAACGACCAGATAAAAAATCAATGCCTTGTAATAAACCTAGAGCATCTACCTCTGCTGGTAAAAAGAAAATGGTTAAAGCATGTGCCAATGGACAAGAAAAAATCATTCACTTTGGAGCAAAAGGTTATGGTCACAACTATAGTTCGGAAGCTCGTAAGTCTTTCAAAGCACGGCATAACTGCGACGCTGCTGATAATAAACTAACCGCTAAATACTGGGCCTGTAAGAATCTTTGGGCAGGACCTGGTGGTTCTAAGGCATCTTGTCCCAAGGGTAGAAAGTGTAAGGGATGACTGATAAGAAACAATCAGCGGTTGCTCGTAGACTTTCTCAGAAACTAAGTACACTTTCAACTGAAACATCTATTATCGGGGATCAAAACCTTAATAATGCCATTAGCGACTTAGAGACACAATCTAATTACTTAACTTCTGAACTACCTACCATTAAAGATAATGCAAGTTATGCTCAGGCTAACGTATCTTTTCATTCTGATCCCACAAACTTAGGTGGATGGGAAGCTCGTATTTTAGATTTAGAAAATAATCCATCTGGGGGTGGAGGTATTGATCCAACAGATCCAACCCAACCAATTCTTATATGGGATAATTTTATTCAACAGAGTAATGGTGATGAATCTGGAACTGTACTTCCATATTCTTTTGCAGGACCACCTCGGCCTACAAGCAGCAAAACCCTAACTCCTACTGGATTAATTATCTATGAAGCTAACTCTGAAACAGATCATATTGGGATTGTTCAAGTTACCTTAGAACAACCTTTAAGCAGTGGTGGCAGTGGTTATTTAAATTTAGTCAATGCTCCAACCCTTGATTCTTTTGTATTTGATGATTTAAATACCATTTACTTTATTATCAAAACAGAGAACCCAACTGATTCATATAAAATTAAACTTGGATTGTTTGCAGATATTGCTAATCCAACTCAAGGTATTTATTTTGAAGGTACAAGTGGAGCTAACTGGGTTCCAACTACAGATGATGGAACAGCCTCTACAGGAACAACAACAGCATTGGCATCTTCTACATGGTATACTTTAAAGATTCAAAAGAAATCAGCAACAAGTGTTGGATTTACAGTTAATACAGGAACTGAAGTAGTCTTATCTACCAATATTCCAACAAGTTTTTTAACTTGTGGTGTTTATTTTGAAAATACAACAGGTTCACCTAGTGAAGATATTTCTTTTAAACTTGACTTTTTTAGTCTTAAATTAGGAGATGTAACTCCAGTATTGCCTACAGGCACTACTGTAGAAGGTACCCCTAATGAAGTAGAAGTTACAACCGTAGGTTCTGTAGTTACTGTAGGTTTACCTAGCAGTGTTATTGTAGACCAAGTTACAGTAGACCAACTAAACCTTGATACAACACTAACCCCAGCAGATCCACTGGCTGATGGTGTTATTGCTTATGATCCAGATTATCAATCCCCAATTATGGGATTAGATGGTGGCGCAACAAACACAAATATTAATGCTCCTTTAGGTTCTGCTCTTGTTAAATTAGTCCGTAATAGTACAGGCGCAACAATTACAAAAGGTCAAGTGGTTTACATCACTGGATCACATGCTTCAACACATCTTACAGTAGCTCTTGCTGATGCCTCTAGTGAAGCAACAGCAAGAGATACAATTGGTGTGGCTGCCCACGATATCGCTAATAATAGTCAAGGTTGGATTATTACTCAAGGATATCTTAAAGGATTTGCTACAAACACAACCCCAGGTACTGGTGGAGAAGGAGATACCTTATGGTTATCTACCACAGCAGGAGCCTTTACTTACGATAGACCATTAGCACCCGATCATGCCGTGGTTGTTGGATTTATGGTAAAGTCAGCTGGTGCTGGTGCTGGATCTATCTATGTTAAAGTTTCTAATGGACAAGAACTAGAAGAACTACATGATGTTAGGATTACCAGCATTGCTAATAACGATGTACTACAGTGGGATAACACAGATCTCCGTTGGGAAAATAGATCATTAGCTACAGCTGGTATTGCAGCTGCTAGCCATACTCATACTCTCAGTAATATAACCCAAAGCTCAGCTGGTTTGAATCAAGTTCCTCAATGGAATGGTTCTAATTGGGTTCCTGTTACTCTTAGTGTTGGTGGTGGAACTCCAGGTGGCTCTACAGATCAGGTACAATACAATAATGCTTCAGCCTTTGCAGGAGCAACTAATGTTAAAATTAACTCTAACAATCTAGAGTTAGTTAAGCCAGCCACAGAACCAACTACAGCACCAGCAGACTCTATTGTAATGTATACAAAGAGTATTGGTCAAAGAGACTTACCAGCCTTTGTTGATTCTTCAGGATGGGCTACTAACCTACAGACTTGTATTGCAAGAAATAAGTTTAGTATGATGAACTTTAATGCAGGAACCGCAACGGCTCCAACATCTACTGGATTTATTTATACAGCAACTTCAGTTGGTACAGGTAATACCACAGCTGGTACAGTTTCCCTAACAACAACAAGTTTGTTAGGTGGTTCGCGTAGATCAAGCTTTCTTACTGCTAATACTTCAGGAAACGCGGCTGGATGGAGAACATCTGTAGCTCAGTGTTGGAGAGGTAACGGGGTAGGTCGTGGTGGTTTCTTTTGTGTATGGAAGTTTGGTATAGGAGATGCAACCTTACAAAACCAAGCAACTTTATTTGTAGGTTTAAATGATTCTACAGGTGTTCCAGATGCTACAGCAATTGATAATCCAATTACTACAGTAAATAACTCTATGAGAAATACTGTTGGTTTGGTATTAGCTGGGGGATCTACTACTTATACTATAGTTTATAGAAACGGAACAGCTGCAGCAAGTACTATAGCATTAACTGGTTTTACCGCTAATCTTACAGATATTGTAGAGTTTTGTCTATATGCCACCCCTAATGACACAACAATACACTATTATGTTAAGATATATGCTAACTCAGGAAGCAACCTAGAAACTTCTGGTAATATTGGTACATCTAATATTCCAGCAAACACAATACAATTTGTTCCACACTGTTGGCGTGGTCGTTCTTCTGTGGCTGGAGCAGCTGTAGCAGTACATTGCCATTCTTTTTCAGTCGAACAACCACACTAAGGAGATACTATGGCAAGTAAAAAGAATTGGATTAAGGGTGCAATTAAACGACCAGGGGCTTTAACTAAAAAAGCCAAAGCTGCTGGTAAATCTATTTCATCATATTGCAAAGGTGGTAAATTAACCACTCAGACCAAGCGTCAATGCAATCTAGCTAAGACCCTAAAGGGTTTCAACAAATAACCTAGGAGTTAGAATCTATGCCTAAAGATGCATGTTACAAGAAAGTTATGAAGGCATATAAAGGTAAGTCTAGTGCTTACGCTTCAGGTTCTATGGTTAAATGCCGTAAGGTAGGGGCCAAGAACTGGGGTAATAAGACCAAGAAAGGAGGGCGCTAAGATGCCAAAAGTAGGTAAGAAATCATTCCCTTACACAGCTAAGGGCAAGGCCGATGCAAAGGCCGAAGCCAAAAAGACTGGTAAGAAGATGTCAACAAAGAAGGGTATGAAGTAATGGCTGACTTTTCCTTAGAAAAAAAGGAAGGTCTGCATGGTTGGTTCAAGCGGAACAATGGTAAGGGTTGGATAAACTGTAAGACGGGTGGGCCATGTGGTCGAAAGTCTGCCAAGTCCGGTGGCTCTTATCCCGCTTGCCGACCAACCAAAGCACAATGTACAAGTAAAGGTGTAAAAGCAAAGAAAAGTTCTAAACCAGTGTCTTGGGAATCCAAGAAGAAAGGAAAAAAATAATGGCAAAGAAAAAGAAAATGTCTTCTAAGAAGAAACCCAAGATGTCCTGCGGATGTGGAGGTAAGAAATGACTCCAGAAAATGGAAAATTTACCCTAATCTCTCACGCAACTTTATCTACTAGTAATTTTACTGTACCAATTGAAACAACCCATATTGTTTTTGCTTCGGCAACTACATCAGATGAGTACGGCATTTTAGGATTTAAGCCTAATGGAAGTACTCTTCAAAAACTTGTTTTACCTACTGGAACTTTTATAAGACTTGGAAACGTTACAAATGGAACTTCTACTTTAGTTACAGACGCCACAACTCCAGCTACAACCATTACTTCAGCTACATTTTATAAATGGGAGAAAGAATGAATCCTTCTTCTTTTCATAAACTAAGAATTACAAAATGTATACTAGGTAATGTTACTTTATTATCTGGAAATTATTTCGATGGTTTAAATGATCCTAACTCTCCACTTACTGGTCTACCTGGTTTACAACCTGTTTTTGAGGGTGTACTACAAAACAGTAAAAAATATTTTATGTACTGTGTTAATGACACAACCTCATCACGAAAAAATAATGTAATTTCTTTAACTTTTGATATTACTTTTAGCAATGAAACCACTCAAGCTGTGACTTTAAATATACCAGCAAATACCTTTGTAAAAGTACATATTCCATTGTCTTTAATAACTATACCATCAGGACAGACAATTACTAACACAGCTTTAGTTACAGTTATACCTAGTGTTGGAACTGTATTAGATGCTTTTGTTGAAGCCGAGTATCAAAGGTAAATAAACAATGCCTACTATTCCCATCTCATATCCACAGATTTTAGCTATAAATAAAGGTGTAAACTACTATACTAATCACACGTTTCCTGGTATTCATGCATCACTTTTCTTAAATAGTAGTACTCCTTACATGTTTACTCAACCAAATGAAGTAAATATTTCTAATAATCTATACAATTCACAAGCAGTCAACTATACCTTAGCCAATACTAGTGAAACCAATAATATTGGCCTTACTTACAATAGAGGTGGAAACTTAGTTGATGTCGCTATTAAGTATACCAATGGTAAATCTATTGGCAACTGGTATCAAATACAAAGACATGCTAGCACACCTACAGGTGGATCGGTTTCTTCAGAAAACGGAGTATTAAGAATTACTTGTGGAGATACTTCTTCCTTAATAAATAGATCTCTTATTCACGATACACTTTTTAATAGGTCTGGAGTTCCAGTCCTAGAAACATCTGGAACCGTTACAGGTTATTTGCAACTCTCTGATACACTCAATACAACTGTATATTTTAATGGGTATGTCGAATATTTTAACTTTTTAGCTCCAACTGGATTCGGAACTGTAACAGGAAAACACACTATTTTCTTTGTTGGTTATCGTTACTTGCACACACAAAATGTAGATGAATCTACAAGTACACCACCAATTGAAACATATACAGGAGCTTCAAATGGATTTGGTTTTCAAGCGATCAGAAATGGAAATAATTTTACATGGCATTGTGTTGTAATAGCAGATGATAGTGTAACAAATAGCGGTAGTTCTGCAATTTGCTATTTAGTAAATACGAATCTTTCTGCATTTGCTAAACACAAATTAAAAGTAAATTTTAATAATGGAACAATAACATGGTATGCTAATGGAAATCAGGTAGCAACCACAACTGTTGCAAGTCTAGTTGCAGCTGGAAATTTATTTCTAAATATAAATAACTTATATGCATGTGCTGTATCAATCAAGGGAGGCAATCCAACAGCCATTCCAGGGAGATTTACTTTGTGTGTAAACGAAGCTTCGGTAATTAGAGATCCCCCATTAACTTATAATAACTGGGAAGATACAGATACCGAAGTAACTTTAACTGAAATTCAGTATCACAATACGGGTTTACAGCTTCTTAAAAAACTTAAATAAAGGATATAATTATGCCAGCAATTTCATTTCAACAAGGCGTTGCTCTTGCATTTGGAGCTTATATTGATCCAGCTGATCCATCTAATAATACTACATTTAATCTAACATGTGAAAACGCTTCTAGTAATTTAAATGTTAATGGTATTTTTGGAATAAATCCAAGAACTAATTTAGTAGATAATCGTTTATCTGCATTGTTTCATAGTCGTAGGCCAAATTCTGCAGACGTTGTTTCTATAGATTTTGCTTTATTCCCCATTACGGGTAATGTAGTAAGCCAAGCTTATACTTTAGTTACAACTAGCACTGCTACTAGTGATACAGTACTTAATGGATATGATGTAGTTTTTACTGGGTATAATCAAGTAGAAAAACAACTTGATTATAGAGCTGGTGGTGATCTTAATAACAATAATAATGTTCAGAAACCAGAAAGAAATTATCATCGTACTGGGTTAGCTATTTGGAACAAATTAAAGAAATGAGGTTACTATGAGTAGAATGCCAATGATGGGTATGGGCATGGGAATGCCAACTGGTATGGGCCCTGGTATGGTTGAGTCTCAAATGGGTATGGGGATGCCTATGGTTCCACAAGAAGAACAAACCCCAATGCCAAAGAAGAAGAAACCAACTAAGAAAAAATCTAGTAAGAAAGCAAAAAAGAAATGAAAAAGAAATGTGATATGAATTATGTCAAGGAACGTACTGGTCCAAAGCCAGATTCTAAAAAACCAATAACAAAGAAAAAAACTAAGACTCGGTAATCCGAACAATCTTAAAGGAGAGTTAAATGTTAGATACAAACAATGCTGAACAATCTCAACCTGTCGAGACTCAGCCACAATTAGCCACACCAGTTCAGACTGAAGATCCACAAATTGTCCATGAGCGTGCAATGTTCATGAAGTACGTTCAGGACCAGGGGCAAAAGATTCCCAGTAACTTCAAATCAGCTGATGATTGGTTCAATAGCCTAATAGAAGCCCGCAAGGGATTTACTCAGGCAAGACAGGAAATCGCTTCTTTAAAGAAGCAATACAATCAAAATGGCGTGACTAATCCTAACTATGTGGACTCACCGCCAGTTGCTCAGGCTGTGCCTGAACCAGTCGAGGATCTATCAGGTATTCCTGAAGACCTCAATATTACACCACCATCTACTCCTCAGCCTGGATCTATGACTCGGGTTAGCGCAGAAGATTGGCTTCGTTGGGGCAAGGAAATTGACTCAACGGGTGCCGTAAGTGCAGCTACTCGTAAAGAGATTCAAGATAAGATGGGTGCTGATGAAGTAATTATTGAGCAGATGATTAAAGGCCGTAAGGCTTTAGCTAAGCAATCTTGGGACGATGCTGCTTCGGTTGTCGGAGGTAATGACAATCTTAAGCGGATGTTTAAATGGGCCCAAGATAATCTAACAGCTGAAGAAGTTGCAGCTACTAATCGTGCTCTTCAGACTAATGCATATAAGAATGTCCTCCTGGGACTTAAGGCTAGGTTTGAGCAACAAAACCCACCAAAGGCTTCCTCACAGGAACCTAAGCCAATGGATAATCGGGTCAATCCTTCACAGGTTCCACAATCCGTACAAGTGTTTAAGAACTTTGCTGAACAACAAGCTGCCCTACGCGATCCAAGATATCGTGTTGATACTAAATATAGACAGGCAGTAGAAGCAATGGTTATTAATACATCTCGGTATGGTTACAGAAATCGTTAACTCCGTATAATCCTGTAAGAAAATTTTATCAATATTTCTTACGAGGACACGGAACAATTAAGGGTTTCTCCTTCGTTTTTAGTTTTAATATAATAGAGAGTTTCTATATAAGGAGAAACAAATATGGCATGGCTTCCAGGTATTACAGGTGCAAACACCAGTCCAATTTATCCAGTAGGTTCTTCAACAAATCTCTGGCCAGACGGTGGTTCAGCAGCTTCACCAACTTCAATTCCAAATGTTGCTACTCAAGCGGGTGGTGCATCAACCGATCCAAACTACTGGCTTCCTATTTGGTCAGGCGAGGTAATCAACGCTTACGATCAATACAATATGTTTGAGCCAATGGTTACTACTGAAACCATTGAATCAGGTACAACCAAGAGATTCCCAATTACTGGTACTGTTGGTCATATTGGTGTTTGGAATGCTGGTCAAGAACTCATTGGTAGTTCTGGTACAGAAAACCCAGGTTGGTTTGATATTTCACTAGATCAACGCCCAATGGCTGCATTTTTTGAACTTGATGATATTCACCTCATGCTTACTCAATGGGACTATAGATCAGAACTTGCTCGTCAGGCTGGTCTTAAGTTAAGTTATATTCGTGATAAGCAAATTGCTTGTATGATTGCTCAAGGTGCATTTACTGTAAATCGTAACCCATTTACAACTGATTACTGTGGTATGAATCACTCAAGTAATCAGATTCTTGCTCCAAACGCAACTTTCAATGCCCTTGGCTTGAGAACTGCTACCCAAACTCAAAGAACCGATGCTGCGCTACTTCTTCTTGATTATTTAGAGCGATACATGGTTCGTCTTTCTGAAATCGACGCAACTCTTGGTGAGGTTTATTGTGCCGTTACTCCACAAGCTTTCCATGACATCCGTGCTCTTGGTATTGCTCGTGATGCTACTGGCCTCATTGGTGGTGCTGGTCGTCCATTCTTCGGTGGTGTAGCCGAAGCTGGTGGACTTGGTGCTCCACTATCTCAAAATATGTTCGGTATGACCGAAGCCCTTGAATACATGGGCGTTAAGATTGTTAAGAGCAATCACCTTGCTGAACTTGATCACGTTGTCGTTAAGTCTGGCGTAGCTACTGATATTACTAGTAATGTTAGCTCTTTTGCTAATATCAATAGAACTGCCCTTTCAACCGCATCTGCAACAATTGGACAACTAGTTGCTGGTAATACCACTGGTGCGGTTGTTGATCTTGGTGATGCTAAGTATGACTTTAGCTGGCACGGTTGGACTTCAGGTGGTACTGATCCAAGTGCTGCTGCTGTTAACAATGGTCGTAATGTTGGTGACGTTGTTCAGAATAACGTTCTTAACCCAGTTAAGGCTCTTATCTGGCAACGTTCTGCTATCTGTTCACTACGTTTACAGGGCATGAAGGTTGAATCAGTTAAGGATGTTCGTCGTGGTACTTACTTTACTGTAAGTTCAATCATGGCTGGTGCTGGTATTCTTCGCCCAGAACTCTGCGGCGCAATCCAAGGCACCTACACTGTTGCCTAATCTTAGCGTTAGCTAATTACATTTTGTTATTTGTACCTAGGGGGTCGAAAGATCCCCTAGGTATTTTTTTCTCAGGAGTACTTATGTCTTTAAAATCATATAATCCAATTCAAATGTCTTCTAGAGGTCTTGGCGATACCGTAGCTAAGGTGGCAAACAAACTAGGATTTAAAAAAACCCCAGGATGTGGCTGCGAAAAACGTCAAGAAATGTTAAACAAACTTGTGCCTTATAAGCAGAAGGGAGGTAAGTAATGGGACTATACAGCTATGTAGATGCAGTAAATCACATGCTATTGTCCTCGGGTGAACACATAGTAAACGATCTTAGTACAGATGCGGGTGTCGATACAAGTGTTGCTCAGTTCATACTTAATCAAACTATAAAGGCAGCTGTAATGAGGGGTATAGCAAACAATAGATATGTTGCTACCTTTACTCCTCAAACCGCTGGTGTCAATCTTGGTAAAATTCTCTTACCTGATACTGCTTGTTATGCTCAAGTTGTTGAACCTCTGTTCGATCCTACGACGGGGGAGGTGATCCAAACTACTATTAAGTCCAATCCAACAAGGTTGTTCAACATCACCAAGCAGACTGATATATTTGATAAGGCATTAAAGATTGAAGTCATTGTAACACTTGATAATGCAGCAAATAACTATGGTTGGAATGATATTGATTCCGCTATACAAAGAGGAATCATGGAAACCGCTGCTAGAGAATATCAGGTTATAACCCAAGGTGATCTAGACGTTGATAAGCGGATGGCTATGCGGGAACAATACCATGTTTCTCGCGGTCGAGCTTCTGATGTCTTTAAGAAAAATAGATCTATATTACTAGGTGATCATGGAACTAGAGCAGCTGTCGATAGACGTGGCATTCTCTCTAATGATCCATACTTTACAAGAATGAGGTTCTAATGGCTTTTGCAAGACTTCCAATTAATACATTAAGTGGCGGCGTGGGGCGACAAGCTCCCACTAAGAGACTAACCAGTGAGGCTGAAAACATAGATAACTGCCTTGTTACTCTTGAGAAGTCTGTTGAAAAAAGACCACCACTAACCCAAGTATCCACCAGTACTGGAAATAGTTATCTAGATGTTGCCAATGTTGAGGTGCCAGCTGGACTAGATTTTAATACTGACAATCTTTATTTTCACTTTCTAGATATTGA